ATCCTGTTTGTAATTCCTGAATAGGAACTTTACCTGGATTCATGTCTCCCTCTTGAGTAAAAGATCTACCAATAACAGATCCTGTTTGGAAAAACATATTTAATGCCTCTTGTGGATTGTAATTTGTACCATTACCTAAATCTACTTCGGCTAAACCGTCAGCGTCTAAATACACACCATCAGGCACCATTCTAGACATTACTTGCTGTAGCTTCAAATGTGTAAGCTGTATCATATCCGCAAACCCTGTTATACGCGATACGATGCTCTCTATTCGTCCATTGTACATTCTAGGTGCTACTATACTATAATTCATTTTAACCTTAGTGTAGTCGCTCTTTGGTCTTACCATATTTTTAGCCATTTCCCACTTAAGCATCTTTCCTCCAAGTACTTTTACTCCTTCATACAACACCTCTAATGATTGAGAAACTTTAGATATACCGTATTCCTCCATTAATTCTGGAGGAGGATTAAAATCATCACTTTTTGGAATAGTTTTTTCTGCACCCGTAGCAGACTCCTTTACTTTATAAACATCATTAGCAAAAGTTTTATAATTAAAGTATAATATCTGCACTGTGTTAGAGTCGTCTTCACTGGAGTTCGTTATAGTACGGTCATAAAAACCATTATTACTAGAAGATTGACCAGCTATCTTAGATAAGTCGTCATTAGTTAACTCTGGAAATTGCTTCTTAAGCTCGTTTAAATGCACTCTACGAACCTCTCCTACATAATACACGTCATCAAAATAAGGAGAGTCCGTGTAAGACCACACTAGATCTGAAGGGTCTACATATTCAATCTTTACTCCTTCTGCTTTTGAAAAAGAATTTTTTACAGCAGCTATACCTATTGTAGTTAAATCGTAGTTACATCTTCTTTTTGTAAGATCGTACTTGTTGCCTTCTAGCAATACATTTATAGCTTGCTCTTCCGCTAATTCCACCTGCTGCTTGTAGCTTAGTTGCATGTGCAAATCTAGTTCCTCTTTATTTTTAGGTAAAGACTCTTCAGGGGTTTCAAATAGGTTTATGCCAAATTCTTTTGCTGCAAATTCGTTAAGTTCTTTAGTTTGCATATCACGTATGATGGATTCCATATACATGGTACGCTTTTCAACGCCATAAGGATCTTGAGAATATGCTTTTATATCAAAAGTTCTCTCTGACATTCCGTTAACTACTATATCTACGAATTTCGGAATAACTGGTACAGGCTTCCAATCTAAGTTTAAATAAGACAAATCACCATTAATCGATAATTCATCCTTATATTTTTGTATTCCCTGCTCACCTCTAGCGTATAATCTTAAATTATGAAAAGTGTTTTGGTTACTTTTAAATCTTCCGGTACCATTATCTGTTTTGAACCACTCGTTCTCAATAGCTCTGCCGACGGACTTACCGTAATCTAAAGACATTTTTTCCTCATCGCTTGCTATCTGGCTCGGAAAATAACTTGTTATAACTGACTCAGCCATATTTTTATTTTTCTATTATTTTGGAAAACGCACCTGAATTGGTGTATTTAGCTATTTTTAAATTCAATTTTCTTTTCTCTTGCTGACCTATAGGTCTGTATAAATTTCTATTGCATGCCATAATAGCAAGACCAGAACTTATAGCGGCATCAAACTTGGTTCTTTTATTTATGTCAAATTTAGACCAATCGTTTAAAGTTTCATTAAAATACATTGTACCGTATTGACCATTGCTCTTAAGTCCCACGTGTTGATCTATATAAGATTCTATTGCAGCAGCGTGTGCTTGTTTTATATCTTCACTTGAATTAGGTATTCCACCAATCTCTTTTTCTGTAACAGATAATTTATTCCACACCTTATCGGGTCTGTTCATAGAATAACCTCTATACCCTCTTCTTTTAAAATAATAAAGAAGTCTTGGTTTGTTGTTCTCGCACAATAAAGGCATACCGTAAAAAACGCAAGCCATCAATACGTCTTCAAAAAACATTTCAGCTGTTTGTGGCCTAGCTACATATTCCAAGAAAAAAGTGTTTGGTGGGTGGTCTTCTAAACTAAATTTAGTTAATCCGTGCAAAGCACCTTTTGATCCTCTCCCGTCTGTTGTTCCAGATATATCGTAGCTATCGCAACCAAATGCACCCATGTGATCATTCCCTGGGCTTTTTATATTGTTTTTGGTTATTTGATTATTTTGTAAAGCAACATTAGGTACCCAAGATATTTTAAATCTTCCGTTTGGATTAGGAGTAAACCTAACTTTAGTGTCTTTTATACCGTTCTCCCAATTAAAACTACCTGTTGTTATTACGTTGGAATTGGCTAAATCTTCGTTATAATCTATTTGTTCATATATTTTAACTAAATTAAATATACTGTTTTTAGTTTCATCTCGAAAAGCGTGTTCTTCTGTGCGTGGGAATTGTCTATAAAATTCGTTTAAAGCATCTTGATCTCCTTTTAAACCTTCAACCTCATTATTCCAATGCTCTATTACACCTTGATCGATTTGGTCGCCTTGAGGGCCAATGCAATCTTCTGATGGGTTGTCGAATACAGGCATCCCAAAAGAATCAATGAATCCCTCGTAATTCCATTCCATAGGTATGAACAAAGAATATAATCCTGACTTAGTTTGTCCATTGCGGTTTCGTTTTGTAACGTCCGAGTCATTGTAAAGCTTTTTAAAGTTTTCTCCACCTTTGTCTAGCGCATTTGATGTTGATCCCATTAAGCACTTACCTATAATTCTAGAACCTAGTCTTAATGTCGTTTTCGTAACCCTCCAGTTGTTGAGGATGTTGTCTGGTTTTTCCCATTTCCCCGACTCATCGTGGACGAGGAGTTTAAGCTTTTCCCCATCATAGGAGTTATCACCCGTGTTTTTCCAGTCAATCGTGGTGTCCAGTCCTTCGAGTAGTTCTTGATCTTGTTTATTTTGAATAGACTTTCTAGTGAGTCGCGATGCTGGAATCCTGTACGCGAGTTCCGTCTTCGGCCTGTCCATACCGTCTTGTATTGGTTTGAAGAAGAATGGATAGTTAACAGAAATGGGTACAACCTTATCTGTGAACATTTTCTTTGCATCGGAACCAGATTTGGACAAAATCCCAAACCGTGCGTCAGACGATATTGTGGCCATATTAACTGTCTCCCCAGACGCCATGAATGAAAAGCCTGAACGTCTATTCTTGAGATAGCACATACCATAACACCTTTGGTCTGCTTTGCAAGCTTCCCAGAAAATGAAGAATAATCTATTTGCTTCCCTAAACTCTGGGAACCCAATATCAATTTTGGACCACTGCAAGTACATAAAGTGAGTACCAGTAATGTAAGTATCCACGCCTTTATTATTAAACCAATGGCCTTCGTCTCTGCGTTTGAATTGTTCATCTATATATGGTTCCCATTTTTGATGGAACGCTTCAGGGTAATCTCTCCAATCAAAAACACTTTGAATTTGCTTTAATTCTTTTGGATATTCTTCTACGGTCCATTTATTATTCGACTTATCTAGTTTAGCTGGAGCCTTAGGTAAGGCTATTTTAAAGCCTTGTATATTGTATATTTCTCCTATTTGCCCAGTTTTACTTATTACAACTACATCGTTTTCTTTGTTATAGCCGTATTTCCACTTTCTTGACTTGTTAAGTCTAGATATAGTATTTTGCTTTATTGGTGTTATTACGCTATATAAATTCTGCTTATACATTACCTAGATCTTTTTTCTGCGAACCCTTTAAAAGCTTGCTTCTTTAGCTCTTCTTTAGGTTTGTCATCCAATAAGTTCTGTTCCTCCTGTATTCTGTTCAATATCTCAAAAGCATCGAATATAGCTAGCTTCTTTGTCGCCGCCGCATTCTTTAATCTATCTGCTGTTATATCATCTCCAGAGTCAACAATAGCTTCTTTAGCTACTTTTATCAGTTCTTCAACTGCTTTATGCCCAGCTTGGATTATATTCTTTTTCGTCTCCTTTACGTTCATATTTAATTGTAATTTGATTGGTAGGCACTCTGTAAAGTTTATGCCTGTCTATTATGAACTCGTACTCACTGCTTGGTTTAAAACCTACTAGGTCTTCCACTTCAACTCCTAGTAAATCCGGATCTTTAGTTTTTAAAACGCCTATTAAAGGTTTTTCAAAATCTATTGAAAACATCTTGTTTTCCTGTATAGGTTTAACAAAATTAAAGCCTTTGCACGCTTCCCATTTATTAAATCTCTTATAAGCATATACTTGGCTAGAATCTACAAAAAACTTATCTTCCTCAAAAAAGCTTTTGCTGTTTTTTTCTTTACCTCGAATATCTCTAAATCTTCTAAAAACATTATGGTGTACAATAACGGTATCTCCTACTTTTACATCAGTTTCTACAGCTAAAGGTACAGCTAAAACTATACCTTCTCTGCTTACGTAACTGTGGTTTTGCAACTCTGTATTTAATATAAGTTTTGAATCACCAATTGTTTTTTCATTATTGCTTCGGCCTTCTTTAGGTTTCACAATAAATTCAAAAAGTGCTTTCATTTAATAATCTATATTATATTCAACTGCAATAGCCATGTTTTTATTGAAATCTTTCCAAAGTAAAATATCCTCATTTTTTTGTATATATATAGAGTATTTATCTTTTTCTTCTATAATGTTAACTATAGTGTGACCTCCATAAACATCCTGTCCTACAGCGTAGTGCATGGCATCGTTTTTGTAGTCTTTTCCTATGCTAATTTTTCTCAGTAGATCCATCTCTATCTTTTATTTCACCGGTAGAAATATCTATGTCTACTTTACCATATTTTTTTTCTAGCTCCGCTTGCTCTAATTGAAACTTTTGAGAAGCTTCTGTTATAGCGTGTAACAATTCATGCTTTTGAGCTTCCATCCCTCCAATTTGCATTTGGATATTGTTAATGTTACGTACACTAAGTTGTAAACTTTCTAATTCTTTTTCTTCTAGTTTTCTCATTTAATTAAATTTAATTGTTAAAGTTATTTTATTATTGGCTTATGTATTTAATAATTACGTCTAAATCAACATTTTTTAGTCTTTTGTTACCCATAGCAATTTTATTTTCGTCAAACCATTTTTCAGGATCCAATAAGCATTGAGCATACTGTATTAACATCTCTTGAGGCGTATCACATATAAACCTGTAAGTAGGGCAGCCAACTTGCAAACTCCATCTGTTATCAGGTAGTTGCATTATAGTGGTTTTTTGTATTTTAAAATTAGGCTTAAGTGCTGACATACTAATTTGTTTGTATAGATTTAGTTTTTTCCCAAGATCTTCCAACGAAGTAAGCTCCATAGACAGTTACTAGTAGTGTTTGGAATATAGGTATGTATTCTTTAGCAACAATAAAGCCTCCAATGTTACCATCAAAGAAAGAAAGCACTGTAAATATAAACGTAAGGTATATTAATACTATAGGTCTAATATTTTTAGATAAAAAACTATCGCTATTCATATCAGCCTTCCACCTTTCAGTAACTTGCGCTTGAGCATCACTGTCAGCTTTTTCTAATATTTCTTGGATTTGTTTTTTAATTTCCAGCTTTTCTTCTTCTGTTGTAGTAAGCTTATCAACGACGTTACCAATACTTTTGATAACGCCGCCTGTAAGCCATTGAAATATTTTATTCATACTAATGTCGCTTTTTAGAACCGTAGGCTTTGTTTATAGCGTTCTGTGCTTTAGCATACTCCGCAGACCCTTTCTTTGCGCTATTACGTTGCTTAACTAATTTTGACAAAGATGTACCTGATTTATTGTTAGCTGCTGCTTTTGCCCAAGAATCTGTTTTTTTGCTTTTTGATTTTGCAGTTGGTTTTTTACCTTCAGCCGACTTTTTGTTCCTGTTATTTACCTTATCCATGTTTTCAGGAGTGTCTAAACCAGGGGTAAAAAATTTTCTATCCGTTCCACCGCTTGTAACAGCTTTTTCAAGCTTTTTATCAGAACTACCTCCAAATAAAGAATCAATTCCTTTATCGATCACTTTATCGTGCCTATCGCCAGACCACCATTTCGCTGCTTTAAAAGGATCTTTAGCCCCAAGAAGTGAAGGTATTATCTTTTTAGAAAACTTGTCAATAGCTTTGGTTGCTTTTGCTGTTTTACTATAACCCTTCATTCCT